AAATACTTTATATGGCACGCACAATTCAAAGTCCCGGGGTAGAGATTACTGAAAAAGATTTCACACAAGCAACCGCTGGTGTAGCACCAACCACAGTATTTATTTCTGGATTTGCTTCTAAAGGACCTAGCTCAGAACCAATTAGTATTACATCTTTGGCAGAATTCGAACAAGTCTTTGGTGCACCGACCAATTCTGCAGAAAGATATTTTTATCACACCACAAGAGCTGTATTGCAGTCCCCTGCTAGCGTATTAGTCTACAGATTACCCTATGGTCCTAATGCTGGTGTCGATACAAGCAATGATTTTAGTGCATTAGTTTACCCTGTTGCATCTTATGTTAATGGTGCTTCGTCAACAAACTTAAATCTTTCAGTTTCCGGTGCTTATTTCTTCGGTGAACCTACACATCTTAAATTAACACAAGCTGAATACCTTTCAATTTTACGCGGTGATGGATTTAACTGGGCCTCTAATACAGGTGGAGCTACTACATTTAGTACTGTAGCTTCTCTTGCTAATGCTGGATTAGTCATTTTAAATAAAGCCCAATCTACAATTAATAATAGATTTGAAGGAACATATATCGGATTAATTGATAATTTAAATCTTAATCCTGCCACTCCTTTTAATGGTATAGGTTCCGTATTATCTGTTAATACAAGTGCAGCTGCAATTTACGGTGATAGTTATGTCAATATTCCTTCAACAAGACTTAACTTTAGTTTATCTGCTGAAGTTGGTGGTGGAAGTGGTAGTGTCTCAGAAGTAGTTGAAAATATACCTTCATTTGAGATTTCATCCAGACAGTTTGATGATACAGCCATACTTGGTGTATTCGGATTACGTCAATCGGTATTCTCTCCTGATACAATCGCGCTTGATTACGTTTTACGTGAGAGCTTCGTAGGATCGCTTGATTTTAACAGACAAATTAACACTGAAAACGGTGGGCCTGCTACTAGCTTCTTCTTAGAGCAAGTTGACGAATCATCGTTAAATGCTACCGTATTAGTTAACCCGTTTATTTCAAATAGAAATCAAACAACATGGCTTGGTGTTGACGGTACACCTCGTAAGAAAGCTCGTTTTCTTAGCAGATCGGCTCTCAATCCTTTAGCTAACGAAACAGCTGATGAGTATGAAACAAGAGTTGGTGCACCGGTTGCACAAGTTCAAGGATTTTATGAGTTTCTTGGTGGTACAGACGCTCTAATTGCATTAGGTGATTATAGCAACCAAGACTTATCTACAAAAGAGATTGGTAACTTACCTACAAAACTTCAAGTAGCTCTTGATAAGGTTAACAATTCGGATTTATTTCCGATTAATATTGCTTTAGAAGCCGGTCTGGGTACAGTTTACGTTAATTCGTTTAATCCACGTACACTTGGCTATTTTGATGATAGCATACCGTACGATTCAATGACAAGCTCTCTCACAGCACAAAATGGTCTATCAGTACCAACAGCTATTTCACAGTACAACGGTGTAGCTAATGCATTCTTAACATTAATTGATAACCGTAAAGATCTTATCTTTATCGCAGATCCTTTAACAAACATATTTGTACAGGGTTCAAATGTAAAGACATTAGATGTTCCTACAAATACATTTGCTGGCAATATTTATTGGCCGTTAAGGAATCAATTTGCTTCGCTAAATACGAGTTATGCTTGCACATTTGCTAATTGTGTTAAGGTATCAGATGTTGCCTCATCTCAAGAAGTATGGGTACCGTTCTCAGGCTTTGCAGCTGCAGCAATGGCTAATACTGATAGTAATTACCAGCCATGGTATGCACCTGCAGGTTTTACCCGCGGTATTCTTGCTGGAGCTAATGATATTGCAATTTATCCTAAACAGAAGCAACGTGATCAGCTTTATAAAGCTAATTTAAATCCTGTTACATTCTTCCCTGCTGAGGGATTTGTAATTTTCGGTCAAAAGACACTGCAGAAGAAGCCTAGTGCATTTGATAGGATCAATGTACGCAGACTCTTCTTGAGTCTTGAAACTTCAACAAGAGATACTGTTAAATACTTTGTATTTGAGCCAAATACACTTTTTACACGTACTCAAGTATTGAATAGCATCACACCTATTTTTGATAATGCTAAGAATACACAAGGTATATATGATTATCTAATTATTTGTGATGAAAGAAACAATACACCCACGGTTATTGATGATAATACATTGATTATTGACATATATATCAAGCCAGTTCGCACTGCTGAATATATTCTTTGTAATTTTTATGCAACAAGAACAGGAACAAGCTTCCAGGAGATTATCTCGTAAGAGTAATAAGGAATAAATAATTTTATGGCAGATGTAAATCAACTTATTACCGACTTTTACAGAGTAGCTTCTACTCGCGAGTTCGCTCGTGATTTTAACTTTAGAGTGCTCTCAATTAATACCGGCGGAGCAAGCACAGTAACATTTGATGAAAATGATTTAGTATATGTAAAAACAGCCTCACTACCTGAAAGATCTATTACAAATATTGCTGTACCTTACATGGGATTAAACTTTAATTTACCCGGCAATGCAACCTATCCAGGCAGTGAAGCTTATGCATTAACGTTCTATGCCGATGCTAATTCACAACTTCGTCAGAAATTCGAACAATGGTCAACAGATATTTTTGATGATTCAAATTCTACTGGTAATTACTTTGCTCCTAAGCAGACTGCCATTATCGATCTCGTTCAGCTCGACAATCAAATGAACAAACAATCACAGTATCAACTAGTTGGTGCATCGGTTAGAAGTGTTGGACCCCTGCAGTATAATATTGCCACAGGAACAGGCGAGACAATTGAATTTACCGCCACAGTTTCGTATCACTACTGGAGAAAAATCTCTTAAATCTACTCAGTTAACTAAATAATTAAGTGAATAACCCGTTTACGAGTGCACTTAATGGTTTAGGACAAAACTTTACAGGGCTTGCTACAGGTAATAATCCATTATTCGCTCCTCAAGTAACTAATCTTTTCGGTTTTAATATCCCCGGTGTTCCGATTGTAAGTGTAAGGGATTATTTTCTCTTTCAAATGGAATCGTGGTTTACAGCGATTCCTAATTCATCTCAATGGATAGTTGTTATAGATGCATATCCCCGCGCTCTTAGAACCAATATTATTCAAGGATTAGAAAGAACAGATGGTTCTAAGAAAGGATTTAATATTGATTCTGCTGTTAATATTTTAAATAGTTTTCCTTTACAAAAAGTTATTGGTTGTTTATTTGCACATGCAATAACAGTACCTACTGAACAGTATGAAGTAATGTCCGCCTCTGTACCTAATAATAGAGGATTTTTACCCGGTATTTTAGGTGGAGGGAGAACAACCGAACCGCCCGCACTAGTTATTGATTTTAGAGAAACAAATACATCATTTATTGATTTTGTTATTAGACCGTGGGTTATTTTAGGATCGCATTATGGTATGACAGCACGCCCTGGTGACACAGGTAGCTCCAAAGACCTTAAAAATATGAAAGTAAACATGACTTTACTTGAATATACAAGAACCTTACACAGCATCTCAATGATACCTAGAAAAGTATTTAACTTTTACAATTGTGTGCCTTATCAAGTATCTGAACAGTCTTTAGATTATTCTGATGATAAATTAACAACATATTCTACACGCTGGACGTACTCAAATTATACTGTTGAAAATAATCTATATCTACCTGTTGCAGATATTGTTAATAGAATTTCAAATGGTGAAATTCCTAGAATTACAAGCTTTCAAAATGGTATTGGCAGCATTAACCCTCTTGGATTTTTATAATTTTCATGTTAAATAAGCTTTGTGGATGATTTTATATATCAAAGCTATATCCCGTCTTTAGAAAAGATCACTGATTTGTATGAGCTAAAGTATTCAACGTTTAAATCCCTTGTTAAAACGCTTTTAAACAATAATAATAAACAAATATCTCTTTTATTTGATAAAATATTAGATAATTTATTGGTTGAAAAGAATCTTAAACTTACGTTCTTCGATAAACTGTATCTTCTTCTTACAATTCGTACTATTTGTATAACACCTGTACTGGAACTTACAATACCTGATAAAATTACTAAAAAAGATAACCCGCTCTCTATTGATTTAACCAATATAATTACAACTTTAAAAGATATTACTATACCTGAAGAATTGCTACACACCGAAAAAACGTATAATAAAATACATGTTGAATATGGACTTCCTTATTCTTTATTAACTGAGAAAAATGAGAACAGTTTTTTAACTACAATTAAACGAATTAACTTTAACAACGAAGAAGTAGATATTAACGACTCAAATATTACTGAATTACTGCCTGCTAATATATTCAAAGATTGTAAAGAGCATTTTAATAAAATAGAAAAATTCTTTGAAAGTTATTATCTTCTTAATTTTAAGTTACCTAATGAAAAAATTGAACTTAATATCTCGCTTGCGGATAATACAGTTTTAGAATTTTTAAAAATAATCTTCAAGCGCGATCTCCTCTCTCTTTACGAATTTGAGTATTATTTTGTCACAAAAGCTAATCTTGGCAGCAATTTACTACACAATTCCACACCTGCTGAGATAAATGTATATATGAACCTCTTCAAGAAAGAGATTGAAGAGAGAAATAAGTCAAACAAAGAGTTGAACATGCCTAACAAGGGACCTAATTATAAACATGAGTAATACAGTAGATCTACTGAGACAGTTAGAAGAGCTTAATAGAACTAATACTATTGATGTATTCATACCTTCTCTCAAAAAAGAAGTTAAGTTTAAAAACCTTAACCTTAAGCAGCAGAAGAACCTTTTAAAAACGTCAATTGACGAGACACTCACTAAACTCTCCTTTATTATTAATTTCTATAGTATCATCCAAGAGAATATCGATAGCTCTGTTAAGGTTAGCGATCTTTATACGTTCGATCGCACTGCTATTGCAATTGCATTAAGAGCAAAATGTTTAGATTCAAATTATAAGTACGATGACAATTCGTACAATTTAATTGACAAGGTTAATCAGATACCCTCCCTAGAAATAAAGATACCTCTTGAGAAGAAGATTGAATATCAAAATATTACTGTTGAATTACAAGCTCCTAGATTAGCACTTGATAAAGCTGTAAGCAGTTACTCATTAGAAAGTATAAAATTACTACAGGATAAAGATTTTAAAAACGTAATTGGTGAGCTCTTTATTCATGAAATTATTAAATTTATTAAATGTGTTTCTATAAATGGTGATAAACCGTTTACTGCTGATTTTAACAATTCAAATGTAGCTGAGCTTATTCCCATTGTTGAAAGATTACCAGCTTCTGTAACTAATAATATTTTAGAATATGTTAAGTCTTATAGAGAAACAGAGAATCAATTTACAAAAATAAACGATATTAATATTGAAGTTGACGGTGCATTTTTCTCCATCTAACTAATCTAATCTCTTAAATATTAGTAATGGACGAGTTATCTAATGATCAGCTTATCGCTGTATTTGGTAAAGGATTTGAAGATCTTAAGCTTCAATCAGTTCAACAGACTAAAATACTACAAAATGTTGAAAAAATACTAGATAAACGTATATCGATTGAAGATAATAGATATGCTATTACAGCTGATGCACAAGCAAGAAGAGATAAGCGTTCAAAAGAACCTCAAGAGGTAACATTTTCAAAACCAGCACAAAAATCCTTAAAGGCATTAGATCAATCAGACAAATATAGTGCATTATTAAAAGAAGTAAAGACTTCTCAAAAGAAAGAAACCGGCTCAATATTTAAATTTTTAAGCCCTATATTACTTCTCTTAGGTGGTATTGCAGGACTAGCATTTGGTGTACAAAAAATACCAGCTATGAAAAAAATGTTCGAAAATTTTCAAAAAGGTGCAGTATTTACAAGTTTAAAAAATATTCTAAATGTTTTTAACAAGAAGAATCTTGAATTTAAAGAGTTTATTCGTGGAATACCTTTTGTAGGAAGATTGATAGATGCTTATGATGGATTCTCTCTCATAGCTCAAGGGCAAATTGAAAAAGGTATTAAGAGGCTTGCTTTCGCTATACCTGGCGCTGAATTCATCGCTACTTTCTTTGGTAGTTCAAAGCAAAGACTACTTGGTAATTATGATGCTAAGTCAGATAAGAGCAAACAATTCAGTTTATTTGGTAAAACCTTTTCTTTTGAACAAGTAGTTGATGGTATTTTTAACGGCATCACAAATTTTCTAAACCCAGTGATAGATTTTTTTGGTAAAGTAAGTAACCTTTTTGTACAGCTTTATGAAGTTGCAACAAAAGGAAGTAACATTAACTTAACAGATATAATTGGCATACTCAATCAAATTTCGGTTTATTTTCCTGTACTAACACCAGTAACAAAATTTTTATCCATGTTAACTGAAAAAGCATTTGTATTTGCTGCTGATAAAAATTTTGTTACAAAAGGACCATTAGAAGCAAACATCGGTGATGTGTTTAATGCTGTTTTTACCGAAATTTCAGAAAAAATTAATTCTGTAGTTTCTTCTGTAGTAGATATAGCAAATGCCATATCACTAATTTTCAGTGGTAATGAAGCTGCTGCTTCTAAAGGATTTAAAATTTTAGATGATTACGCACCCGGAATTTCTAATGGACTTAGATTTGTTGTAGAAACAATAGATAATCTTCAAGAAATAGATAAAGCAGAGGGCTTTGATAAGCTTAAAGCAGCTTTTAAAGCAATAACATCGCGCAATAAATATTACCCAGTATCCTCTTTAGATAGAAAAGCGGGTAATGATATAAATGATGAAGATTCTTATTATCAAGCAAGAGAAAACTCAATCCTAGAAGAAAAAAGACTCAATAAAGAAATTGAAAATGAAAAAAATCCTAATAAAAAAGTTTTAACAGATTCTCTAAAAGCAGGCGCTGCTGGTTCTGTTCTTGGAGGAAGTGTAGGTCTAGCTTCTTCAGTTATCCCAGGAACACCTTTTTTTAGTCAACCGCTAACTGCAACATTGCTTACCGGCATTGTATCAGGAGTTATAACCAGTGCTGGCAGTATTATTCTCGGATGGACGAGAGAAAATATAAAAGATATGTATGGTGACGATAAAGATAGAATTGAAAGAATTAAAAAATTAGAAAAAAGTAAACAACTCAATGAAGACACTATTAAAGCATTAGATACTGAAGGCGAAAAACAAATAGACACAGACTACGAAAAATACGAAAAATTCAAGCCAGTTGGTAGTGATTCTAGTGCCATTCAACAATTAAAAACAGATCAGAATCAGAATATGGATAAAGTAGATTTTAAAAAAATGGTAGATGATATTGTTAGCGGTCTTAATAAACATGCCATTCTTTTAGAAGCATTACTAAAAACACAAACTGGAAATAATACTGCACTAGCTACTATAGCTAGCAATACGTTAAAATCAAATAATGTAATAGTTAATAGTAATTCGAATTTCAATAATTTTTCAAATAAAGCAGCATCTAATTACGAGTTCCAAATGGAAGATCTTAGTAGATCTGTATATGCATAAATATAATTATGGAACACGTTTTTTCAATTAATAGATCAAGAGAGTTCTCTGAAGTAAATAACGAAGTTTTTGGTAGAGATATTAATGTAACACCTCCTTTCTTAGTTTCGCCAAACAACACAGCATACGGGAGCTCTACAAATTCTGATGGAACTATAATTAATGGGAGTGTGGTTGATGTAGTAAATGACTTTTATTGGACATATTCAAAACTAAGAGAAAGTCGTCAAGAGGTACCGCGAGTTATTTTAACAGAAAAGAGACAAAAAGTAAATAGTCTTATATCTCAGTTAAAATATGCATTTGGAAATGCGTTTACTGTAGCACAAGATACTTTAAATCAATTATCCCAAAACCCATTAGCGAAACAATTTTTAGGTAATAATGTTACTAATAATTTAAGTAACGTAAGTAACGCGGTAGGTAATGCTAAGCAAAGCGCTACACAATTTGCTGAAACAGCTGTACCTCAATTAAAAGATAATAATCCTGTCTTTAAAAATCCCTTAATGAAGCCTTACGAGAATTTATATATAACTGAAGATACAGGGTGGAAATTTATTTTACCTTATTTTGATAATTACTCTAGTGCTCAAGCTAATGTCTATTCAGGGGATAGTAATACAAATTTTAGCGGAATAGCTAAAATGGCAGTAGATGGATTAACTGATTTTACCGATATTGCGTCTACATTAACTAAACCTTCAGATATCAGCTTTGTTGAGAAGGCTAAACTTTACAACTATTCAACTGAAGGAGAAGAAATATCTTTTACATTTCCTCTCATTAACACTGGAAGCGCTACATTCGATGATGTTGTAAGAAATTGGGAATTACTATTCTTACTTCTGTATAACAATAAACCATCAAGACGCTCTGTATCTATCGTCGACCCGCCTGTACTTTATCAATTAGATATACCAGGTGTTAAATTTCTACCATTTTGCTATGTGTCAAACATTGCTGTAGATTTTCAGGGCTCTAGAAGAGAGCTTGAATTTAATTTGAGTTTTACAGATAACCTAAGAGTAACAAATATCCCTTTTCAACTAGGCGAAGAAAATAATTTAAATACATTAAATAACTTTAGCACAGACCAGACTTTTAATATTAATGGACCTCCAAGAAATCTAGTTGGTGATTTTTTAAATGCCGCTACTACTAGAGCTACTACCACTTATAAAAGTGAATTTTATAATAATCAAACTTCAAGAAAGATTAAAACTATCGTACCCGATGCATATTTAATACGTATAACAGTAAAAAGCTTATTAGCGGAAACAAAGAATTTTATGTACAGTCTTATAAACAGTAATCCCGCTGTAACTACATCTTCAACACCCTTTGGAGGAATCGTCTAATATGGAAGGACAATTTCAAAACTCAATTACCGATTTACCTAGCTTGAACAGTATTAGATATGAGAATATTTTTAAAGTATATAAAAATAAAGACAATCAATACTATTATAATTTACTTCAATCTCTATTTTTACCTAACAATATTGATGAAACAAAAATATATAATATGTTAATTTCTAGTAGAATGCCCTGGACTACTGTGAGTTTTAATGCTTACAGAACAATTGAACTTTGGTGGTTGGTTTGTCTTACTAATCAGATCTATAACCCCGTTGATTTTGCTAAAGCTGGAAGTTCATTGAAAATAATAAAGACTCAGTATGTTCCAGGAATTATATACGAGATTAAGAATACTTTAGCAACTAAATAAACCTATGGCAGAAATAACACAAAGTGATTTATTAACTAATCAGGATCGCTTTAGTGACGTTATTAATAATAATCCCTATTATTTTAACGTTATACTGAATTCTTCTGATGGCAGATCACAGCAATTAAAGATCGGATCGATTAATACTCTTGTAATACAAGACTCTCTTACTAACCCTTTCCATCAAGGTTATTTAATTTTAAATAATACATTTGATGCTGTTGAACGAATAACCGATTTGCAAAATAATGATGAAATAAGCAATAATACTTCTGGAAGATTTACTCCTAATAAAGGTTTTATATTTAAAGGAGATTCAAGAGACTTTTTAGAAATTGAAATTATACCAAAATTAAATGAATCAGAACTTTCTACTAAATTTGATAGATCAAATTCTGACTTATTATTTCGGCTATATTTTCTTTTTAGTATCTATAGAACTGAAGAAATTGAAGGTGATCAACCCGGTCAGAAATTTAAAAAATTATATTTCTGGGATACGCATTATGAATTATTAACTGAAAAAAATTCATACTTCTCTACAGCTAATTTTACGGATAAAAATAAAACGGATAATATTCTTAATCTCGATGATGAGGAAAGAGGTATTAATACAGGAACTGCTATTAAAGAATTTTTAAATAACTTTTTCAATAGTGAAGGTGAAACTGTAACTTTTAATGAAAATTTTGATGAAGGAAGCACTAGTATATTTTTTGCATCTCCTGCTAGATATAAAGGAATAGATTGTTTAAATTATTTGATATCACGCCATGTTTCTAGTGAAACAGACAATTATGATATGGGGCTTTTAGAATTAGAAAGAAGTACCAATAGATTTTCATTAAAGAGTTTAAAAAGTTATTTTCAGAGCGCAGTAGTACCTGTTAGCAATAGTCAACAAACAGGAGGCGGCGAACTTTATTTAGAAACTTTTAAATTAGGGCTATATTCAGATGATACAAAGAACTATTATATCGAACCTGCCAATTTTACGCCTCAGCTAGCATTATTTCTTGATAAGTATGGCACTATAAACAACTTAATATACGATCCAATGCCAGGTATACACACACAACAAGAAATAGCTTCAACAAATGTACATAGTTACAATTACATTGACAAGCAGTTTTCAATAGACTCTGAAAAAAACGATATCAATCATATTACCGATACATATATTGATAATTATGTAAAACCTTTTAATTCGGTTTCAGAATCAGGTGCATTTTCAAACTTTTTTCCTGGAAAAAATAGACAAGAACAAAGAAATATTAAGAATATATTCTCTGTAATTGAAGATGAAGCTGATCAAAGATTAAGCTTAGGCCGAAATAGAGTTATATATAATAATATATTCTTTAATAATACAGTTATCTTTAAAGTACCCGGATCAACACACAGACAATCAGGTTATTTTATAGGTATAGATCGTGATGGAGCTATTGCATACAGTGATTTTGACAGTAAAATGCTTGGTATATATTTTGTAATAGAAGTAAACCATATCTTTAAGGGTAATGAGTATTTTACTGAACTTAGATGTGTAAAAACATACAGTTTTACTAATCTCTTTTTAAATAATAATAGCATATGATAAAAACATTAACAAGAACCCTTTATCCTGAATTAGTTGATGCTAATGTAGCAAATTCTACTAAATTTCTCAATGAGTATTCAAACTACTTAACTGCAGTTGGCGCTTTAGCGGATGAGTTAGGTGATTTTATCGATGAAACAAATGCTAGTATAGATTATAGAAACGCTTTAAAGAGCGGCGACCCTATTACCAATGTAGCTAGTTTTTTTAAAGACTTGGATAATAAAAAACTTAAAACATTTAATAATGATTTCATATATTTTTGGTATAAAAAATACCAATCATCTCTAGATATTATAAAAGCTGAAATTAAAAAAGATAAGGAAACGAGATTTAGTGGTTCTGTAGATCGCGACGTCGATACATACAACAATCTAACATTTAGTAATGAGTATTTACAAGGCTTTAGTGCTACAAGCTCTACAAGAAGTAAAAATTATTCATACCTAGGTGATATGAGTGATAGTATAGGTATTTTAGCAAATATTAGTTCTAAAATTGATGATTCTTCAAGCCTTCTAGCTGATGTTCAATGTAAATATGGTGCACCAGTTACAATACCGCCAACATTGAATTGCAAGATAAGTCAAACCACAAGAGACATAATGCGTGATTTAAGTACAAAAAATACATCCATGATGAGAGCTAACCTTATAAACTTGCAACGTGTAAGCAAGCAATCTACAAATTCTTTAGATAATATGACAGCTACACCTCTCCAAGCTCATGGCTGTAATCTTGTAGGCGATATTAACTATGTAAATGAATTTTTTAATGAACTTCAACAAATAGTACAGCAATTAGTTTCACAATTCGGTCAGCAGTATTACGAATTTATTTCTTATTTTAATACCATAAATGATAAAACAGGCTATAGTCCTCGCATTGTTCCTACTTATAATAAACAATTTATAACAAATATAGAGTTTGAACTTGATGTTGAAGGTACTAGACAAAAGCTAGATTTGTTACAAAAGAAGATTATAGAATCTACGAGCACACGTAATATTGCAAACACTATAAGTGTAGAGAGATTAAACGCAGGTGATCCGCTTGCTCCAAATATTACTACTAATTCTATTAATAATAGATTTTTATTTCAAGAAAAAACATATAAAATACCTATCCCTGCTTCCCTTACAGAATTCGCTACAAAGAAATTAGAATTTGCACAAGAGGTAATGTCTCTACCTAATCAATCATTAAATACTCTTAATAACGTTCTAGATAAAATTAATATAAACAATATACCTGGAATTGATGCAGCATTAGGCCCGCTGAATACATTAGGACTAGGCGGGGCATTATCGCCCTTTAGCGAGGCAGTTAACGGTTTGGTTACCCCATTCAGAGATGCCATAGGTAACATTGGAGCGCTAACACAAAATCCTTTTTCTATACTTGGTGACTCTATTAAAATAAATGGATCAACAGGGGGAATATTACCTTCTATTAATTTAGGATCAATTCCTGAGATATCGGCACTTATAACACGTACAAATTTAGGTAATTTTACAAGCTTTGATCTTAATAGTGTTAATAATGTATTTGAACTTGCTCAAAGTGTAAAAGGCATTATTTGTAATTTTGAATTGCCTATTATTGGTAAGATAGATCCGTCATTTGTTTTTGATATAGAGTTTGATCCTGATACATTACTTAACAAGCTCAAAGCAATGTTACCTAAATTACCTTCAAAAGATGATTTTAAGAAACTGTTAAAGAATCTTACGCCCGACTTTAAGAAAATATTTAAAAATCTATTTGACAAGTTCTTTACTTGTAATAACAATAATAATTTTTAATCTTCCAGCTTTTCTGACTTAACGATTTCAGCTTCAATTGTCTTAGCACTAGTATTTGCACTGTCAATAAGCATCTTAAACACTTGTTCTCTTGTAGCTAAAAGCTTTGTAGTAGTATCAACTTCTTTTAATTCTTTTCTAGATTTAATATCCATATCTTTAGCTTTAATAACCGTTTCATTTCTTTTGTCTGTGACTATAATTTTATTGAGAGTTTCAATAGCTGTAGAGGTCGCTGCTATTAAATCAGCTAAAGAACTTACATCTTTATTCTCAGGAGCTGATGAAATATAGTCTTTCACATTGGTAACAACCTCTAAACTCTCTTTAACAAGCTTACCTGCGTTCTCTATAACAAACTTTTCAATATTTTCTTTAGTTAAAGGATCGGATTCTTTTTGAGCTACTACAGCTTTCTTATTAGCTTCTTGAAGTTGACCTAATAAATCACCTACCATCTCATTTAACTCATCGCTCATACTATTATTTAATAACTATTGATTTTTATAAAGGTATATTATAATAGAGGTATGTATATTAATGAAAGAGATCCTAATACGCAGTTTTTGCCTGTTCTAAAGTTCGAGAAAACACACGATTTAGCTAAGTTACCTAGTAAGAACCATGAATCTGATACCGGATACGATGTTTATAGTATTGAAGACAAGGTAATTCCAGCGCGTGGCTTTACAGTTATTAATGTAGGTCTTAAATTTGCCGAAATACCGGAAGGTTATTGGATTAAAGTTGAAAGTAGAAGTGGTCTTGGGTTTAAGCATAGTATTATGGCACATCCAGGCATTATTGATAGTGGATATAGAGGAGATGCTGGTGTTAAGCTATATAACCTCTCTGATACCGACTATCAGGTACGTGTTGGTGATAGAATAGCGCAGTTTGCTATTTACTTTAATATTTCTATGCCTGTTGAATGGGGTAAAGTTCAAGAAACTATCCGCGGTGAAAAGGGATTCGGGTCATCTGGTAAATAATGAATTACGATTTCTCAAATCTATGGGTTGAAAAGTGGAGACCTAAGACATTATCTGATTTTATTATTTCAGATAAAAATAAAACGATAATCGATTCATTTAAAGACAAGAAAGAGATACCTAATCTACTCTTTACTGGTACCCCCGGTCTTGGAAAGACATCATTAGCGAAGATTTTAGTTAACGACATACTAGACTGTCAGTACCTTTATATTAATGCAAGTGATGAAAACGGTATTGATACAATTCGCAACAAGGTAACAGGGTTTGCACAGACAAAAAGCTTAGATGGAAAGATTAAAGTTATTATTTTAGATGAGACCGACGGTCTCTCTATTGATGCTCAACGTGCATTACGTAATACAATAGAAGAGTTTGCTAAAATTACACGGTTTATTCTTACTGCCAATTATAACTACCGGGTCATTCCTGCTTTACAGAGTAGATGTCAGAGTTTTGATCTTACACCTCCTATGGATGGTGTGGTTAAGCGCTGTGTACAAGTATTGAAAGCTGAAAAAATAGTTATTAAAGAGGAAGAAAAGCCAAAGCTACTCGATTTTATTAAGTCCAACTATCCTGATCTCCGTAAATGCTTAAACGAACTACAAAAATATTCAAGTTCCGGTACATTACAGTTAGCCGATACAAAGAACAACGAAGTATTACAACTGATTTTTAATGAGATTAAAAAGAAAAACATTACAGCACTTCGTAAAGCATTAATTGAAAATGAAGCTCAGTTTAATAATGACTATGTGACATTAATGAGGAACCTGTTTAACTACATCGACGATGTTGAAACAAATGTTGATCTAAAGCGATACTATCTTCTTACGTTATCTGAGTACATATACCGTAGCTCGTTTGTTATAGACCAGGAGATTAACTGTTATAGCTGTTTAATCAGCTTGTCTGAAGCCAAGAGTTAGCCTTTTGGCAGATATTTCGCTGTATAAGTCGCTGGGTCCGCTTGACCAACTGCAGGAACAGAAGGTATTTTAACGTTCGTATTGTTTAATACACGGTCTCCTGCAGATAACTTCTTATTACCTATATCAGATAGGCGTGTCATTTGTGGAGAGTAGAAAGGAACTTCTTGCTGTTCATCTTTAACCTTCTTTGGCTTAATTTGAACACGTTTTGCTGGATCATCTTTTTTGAATACTTCAGGAACTTCTGGCAGATTAGGATAATTACACTTAGTTTCAAGCATTCTACCCGGAACAGTAACAAAACTCATGTATCTGCCAGGAGCTATCTCTGATGTTATATCAATATTGACTTCACTGCCAGTATAATCAGTATTGCCTGCACCCTGTACGTTGGGATAAATGTTTTTAATAGCTGATACACGAAGATTCAAGCCACTATCAATCATATTCTTTATCTTCTCTTGTGTGTTTGTACCTAACTCTTTAAACCACTTGTCGTTTAATGCATCTTTCTTAAAGTAGACAACATCACCCGCTAAAAACCCTTGGCCTGTAAATCTTTGCATTGCCGACTCGTATATCTTAGTAAACTTCTTGTTCATTTAAATTATTTATGGCTTTTAATGGTGTAAAACCATTTTTAAAAGAATAAAAATCAGATAAATACATATGTGGCGACTATAAATGTAAATACAGTAAGAGAACCAGTTAAAAGCAGTACTCGCTTCACTTACACAGATTTAAAGCTAGATCTTGAGTTCGACTTTACAAGAAATAATGAGTTTTTAAAGCGTAAAGAGATTAGAGATCTTAAAATTGACTATGACTATGCAGCAATACGTAATTCAATTTATAACTTATTTAATACTGTACCAGGTCAAAGAATTTTAAATCCGTATTTTGGATTAAATTTAATACAATACATTTTTCAACCTTTAAGTGAAGCTTTAGCTAATAATATTGGTAATGATATTCTCAAAGGGCTAACAACTTTTGAGCCTAGAGTTAAAGTTGAAAGAATAAATGTTGCTGTTGACGAACCTAATGCGCAGTATGTAGTAACACTTATAGTCTCAATGCCTACAATTAAAACAGATACTAGCTTTAAACTTGTTGGAACATTAAGTAATTTAGGATTTAAATTTATAAACGACTAATATGGCTGAATTCAATAATTATCCTCTACCTGCAGATGGTTATGTAGCGTTTGATGCTTTAAGCCTGAAAGGCTTAATCACTACAAGACTAAACACTAACAATTTTTTTACAGACCAAAATTTTGAAGGCAGTAACATATCCTCAGTAATAGATATTGTAGCGTATGCATATCACGTTTTACTTTTTTATCTTAATAGAACAAGCTCGGAAAGCACTTTTACTACAGCAGAGCTATACGAAAACATTAATAAGATAGTTAAAATTTTAAATTACAATCCTATTGGTTATCAAACCGCTCTTTTATCATTTTTAGCTACAGCAAAATCAACATTACCGCCAGCAACCTATACAATTCCAAGATATTCGTATTTTTCAGTAAACGGAACAAATTATTGCTTTAATAGAGATACAACTTTTATAAAACAAACACAAGATACAGAAGCATTAACTGATTTACAAGAAAATAATCTTCTTTATCAAGGCACTTTTGTAGAATACCCTACTTATCTTGCGGTTGGCGAGCCCTTTGAAATTTTAACAATGGCGGTTGTTAATGGTAATAATATAAGCGTACCCGTTGATCATTTTAATATTGAAGTCTATGTTAAAGACAATACTATCGCAACTCCTAAATGGGAAAAATGGGCTCCAACACAATCATTATTTTTAGAGAGATCAAATTCTCAAGTATATGAGATAAGATTGAATGAAAATGAGCGTTACGAGATTCGATTTGGAAATAATGTTACAGGTAAACAACTAAACCCTAATGATGAGGTAGCAATTTACTATTTACGTACAGATGGTATCCGTGGTGAAATAGGACCTGGGCTTCTCGATAATAATAAACTATTTTTCTATAGCACAGCGCGCTTTAATCAAATTAAAGCTGATACAACTCCAGAAAATCTCAATATAATTACGCAAGGTCAAGCTAACAATATACAATTCTCTAATATAGATTCATCAACAGCATTTATTGATCGTGAAAGCGTTGCAAGTATTAAAACTAATTCAGCTAATACGTTTAGAAGCCAATATAGATTAATTACTGCAAATGACTTTTCAAATTACGTTTCAAAAAATTATAGTAATATAATTTCATCTGTTCAAGTTGTTAATAATTGGGATTATCTATCCGGACATATAAAGTATTACTTCGATCTCGGTGTTTCAAAGCCAAATCTTGAAAGCCGAGTTCTCTTTAATCAAGTTAAGTTCGCAGATGCATGTAATTTTAATAATGTATACATTTATGCTGTACCAAAACTCGAAAAGTTAACTTCGCTAACTACAAGATCAAGCTATTTAAACACATCACAGAAACAGCTTATTTTAAACGATCTTCAACAATTAAAATTAACTACTTCTGAAGTAATTATTAACGATCCCGTCTATGTTGCTATCGATATTGGTACTAATTTCCCAGGTGAACCTCTTTCCCCATCGATTTGTGATAACTCATATATAGAAATTTCAAGAGATATCACATCAAAGAGAAACCCCGAATCTTTAAGAGATCAAATTTCAAGAATATTCGCAAATTATTTCTCAAATTTAAAAGATAATTTAGGTTCAATTATAAGTTTATCAGAAATCACTAATCAGATACTTGCTATACCAGATTCAGGTATTCTTAATATAGTAACAAAGAGAACTGAGGGTGATCAAACAGTAACTATACCAGGTATTAGTCTTACAATTTATAATCCTATATACCCAGAAGACGATATTAAAGTAACAACACAAGATACACAGCTTCCTTATTTTAAATTTCCGTTTTTAAACAACTCTATCGATTTCGCTAATAAGATTGCCATAGTCACTCCTTCAATACAATCAATTCAGAAGGAGTATTAATGGCCTCGTTAAATTATACTTACGTATATTTTAACATAAGAGACTTTACCGGTAAGGAAACTCTTTCAGCATTTACTTTACCACAAACAACTCTTACTTTTGTACCCGATTTTACATCTTCAACGGTATTGACTGCGGCTGATGCCGTTTCAAACAAATTATTAAGATGGGACTTTGGTGATGGTAATTTTTCTAACAGCCTTACAGCAAAACATTATTACAAGTTTCCTGGCGAATATAGAGTAAGATTGACTGTATTTGATAGATTTGGTAATGCTTATGATAGTTCATATAGACCAGCAGTTCAGGTTAACGATTTTATAAGAGATCAAACATTATTCAAAGACTTTGAAAGATTTATTTATGATGTACCTGCTAGTAAGATTATTGATCCCATAGAATTAAGAAGACAGAACAGTTGGCAGTCCTATAATGCGTTAAGCAGTACCGGTTACACCATATATCTCTACGCATCCGGTGCATTAAGTCAGTATCAAAATGAGGATAATTTTTATAACGATAAATGGTCGCATTTACGTGCATTAAGCAGATTTTACATTAAACAACCTGTAGGCACTTCATTCGAATATAAATTAGTTGATAGTATTACAGATAAAGGTACAGAAATTTATGCAAGGATTGTTGGAGAAGATTTTAGAATATGTTCAAAAAATGATTCGGGTAGCTTTTTTGTAGGAACCACTGGATCTTATACCTTCTATTACGTAGATGACACTACTAAAAACTATACATCTCGAGAACCGCCAATATTTATTTTTGCTACTTTAGACGCAGCTAAATTTAATGATAGATATACACAAAACAACGATAGTTATAAAGATATAAATTATATGCCTTATAGCTTTCAAAATCTTAAACCTGCTGTAATGCCTATTATTAAAGTACGTCACAATCCTGCTGAACGTATCTCCATATCCACCACGGGTATTGTAGGTGAGGGAGTACTTTCTTCAACAAAATTCGATATACCTGTTTTATCTTGGCAGAATACAGAAGTTCCGTTTGTTATAAGATTGAAAGACGAAGATAATTTTACAACCAAGACGTACCCACCACTATCTTCTTCTACAGTTAATACCGCTTTATCTTCTTTAACATCTTTTAATGTTGAGTTTGGAATGCTTAGGGACAACGGATCTGGATTCACACCAGTTACCGGTATATCTTTTTACGAAGATTTTGATAAAGATGCACCTCAAAGCATAGGTGCTTTTTATAAGGGATATTTTATAGCTCCTGAACCTACATATAGCTGTAAGTTAACTGCAAGTGTCACAATTCAAGACCCAATTAATTACCCAAAAGATGCTTTTATAGGTTGGGCTGCTATACCGCAGTATGATGTAATTATAAGATTATTCAGGGAACAGATATATAGTTCGTGTACCGGGGGTGTTACGCTTACTATATCTGCTGCTAAAAACTTTATTTATAATTATGATAACAGAAACATTTACGCAATTCAAGTAGCTCCTTCAGGAGCCGGTGCAGGCAACGACTTTCAAGCTTGGTTTGCTGATGGATCAAGAGATTCGTTAATTAAATTTACTGCACAAGGTACACTCTTATCTTCATTCACACTTTCATCGTATCCAGTATCTAACGGTTCAACTATATCGTATGTAAATCTTTTAAATAATGTCCTTAGTAGTTCTGCTCCTGTGAGTATTACTCTTGATGGTGAAAGTAATTTATGGATGGCTCTAGCTGATGCAGTATCTGCTGTAAAAATTGACGGTAGATCAGGTCATATAGTAGCTAATGCTTACCCTGACGTGACAAACATCACTTACTTCTTAAGCGGTGATTATAATTTACCGTTTTTAAGCGGTTTTGCTGGTGAAAATTTAGTTTATCCAGTTAGTATCGATTCTGACTTCGATAATAATATTTGGGTTTCATATACACACCCTGTTTGCAGTTTCTTAACTAAGTATGACACATACGGGCAAATGTTAACAGTAATACCGTTTAGCCCTCAGCTCTCTCCTGGCGAAATATGTATTGATAGAAATAAAAATGTATGGGCTACTGCAATGAATTTAACATTATCTGGCACGACACTTTCTGGTAGAAATGATTTTCTCTATAAATTTAATTCACGTGGCAATTTAACATCGGGCTATCCGATATCAGGATTTAGACTCATTGGTAATATAACCACTGATATGAGACAGAACTTATATGTAGTACATGATAAAGATACTGTAACAAGAGTTGACGGTATCAACGGCACAACTACTGATTATATGGCAGGCTCTGGTAATTTTACTAATTACATCTGTAGCATCGGCGGCATAGCTGCAGATACCAATGACTTTTTATGGGTCATAAATAATTTTGACAGCAAATTATATTTTATTGACACTCTAGCTCCAAGAGTAAGCTCTGTTAACTATCTCAACAACATTGATCTGTTTTTACCAGGACAGAGCCCTACCAATGATCTTTCATCATTCCAAGAAAGATCATACCTTGCGTATGGTGATTGGCTGGGCGCAAGATGGATCAACAAAAGAATGATACCAACCACTCTTAACAGAACTATTACAGGTGAATCAAATATCTTTAATGTGTATCCTGTTTCTGGTCAGTATGGTTTAGCTAAGATAAATGAAGATTTTAATGCCGAAGGTTTTTACAAATCTTTAATATTTACAGAAAGCCTTGAAGATAAGAATATATTCTTTAATAATTTTCTAGGTACAATAGTTGGAGGATTAAGCGCACAACCATACGAACTAGGAAAAACTGTTTATGAAAAAATAGCAAACTATGTAAGTAACAGAACGGATATTGATAAATGCAATCTCGATGCACTATTAGCGTTTTGCAAAGAACTATCAATACAATTCGAACAGTATAATTATCCTTTCCCGCCTCAGTTAACGAGATTAGTAAACATTCTTTCAATAAAGCATAAAAACCTTTGGGGTGAATTAAATAAATTTGCTCTTAACTTCAGACAACGCGGTACACAGTTTAATCCGGATTATGGTACAAACCGTGGAGAAGAGCTTTCAACCATTACATCTAGTATTACTTCCGGTATACCTATTGTAGCTTATGAAACCTTCTCTAACAATTATTTCTTAGTTAATATCAACAATATACCAAACACAACCTTAGGCACTATTTTACCGCTTTCAACTTATACATACGATTGGGGCTGGAGCTTAGTGGCACCTCGAGCATTATCCGGG